ACCAATCAAACTCATGCCACACTTGATTGGTTAGTGAATAACAAGTATATCACCTCAGAACAATGGAATAAGTTAACTGGTACACTTGTAGTTACTGCGATTCAAAATAATAAAACTTGGGGCACAAAGCTATTGGAACGCTTCTTTAAAGAGGCTGAAACTAACACTTATGTATTTCCGCTTGCACAGTTAGATGAGTATGTTGCTCCGACTAAAGCCAAACCAACCAAACCAAAGTTAGAGATTGTATAATGATTAGACTATTTGAATTTTTATGGCATGGTTGTTGGCATCGCTGGGAAGAAACAAAACAATATAAAGTTGTAGACAATGATGGCATTGATATTGGATTTGCAATGATTCAACAATGTACAAAGTGTGGGTATGCTAAACGTACTGATTTATATTAGTTGACTTTTAGTTAAAGTTCATGTATAATAGCTATATTGAAATTAGGAAAGCTGTATATGACAATTAACGCTTACATTTTTGCATGGGACAATACGGGCATTGACAGCATTATCCCAATTACGCAATATGAGCAACATGACCGCGATAACACAATGCGCATACTAAACGATGAGCCAGTTGTACGTAATCCGTTGAATAGTATTGTGCAAGGGGTAATGCTTCGCGCTCGTTACAATGCACAACGTTGTTACGAGATTTACAGCGTAGATTGTTCAGTTGAGATGGACGAGGCTTGGTGGAGAGAACAGTGGGACAATGATCCGCAAGGGTGCGCTGATTTAGTGCGCGAACGTGGGAACAAACTGTACAGCGACCGTGCTAATAAAAGTAAACAAGTAATTAGTTAAGGAAACGTAATGAATGAGAAAATTGCTAAACTGATTAAAGAATCTAACTTAGAAGAATGTATCGATGATGCATACCTGATGCGTGATGATTGGCAACCCTTTATCGAATACTTTGCTGAGTTGATTGTTAAAGAATCCATTAAAGTTATGATAGAAAATGATTATCACGGTGAATGGTTAGGCAAAAAGATTAAACAACATTTTGGAATTGAATAATGGCAACGAATTGGAATAAGTTACAGCAAATTAAACGTGTAGAAATTACTGCAAATAAGATGGGCTTTGAGTTTGCTCCTGGGCGAGATACATGGTCAGATCAAGGCGGCGAATTAATTTATCTTGTGCCGCTCGATGATAAATTTCCACATTACAGTCGCGGGGCTGAAATTTTTTGTGGCACTATTGAAGACATTGATCTTTGGCTTAAAGGTATTGAGTGGGCACGTACTTACGATATGATGCTTAGAATTAGCAGTGATAAGAAACGTGACGAACGTGAGCAAGTCGAACGTAATCGCCAACTTATGAAAATGGTCAAGACAGGTAAGAAAGTTGATGGTTCTTATGTTAGTATTGATAATACGTATTTTGGTCTTGATAATGCGTATGATGGTGAAGACGGCGGTGTTGATTATGATGCAATCCCATTTTAGGAGAATGATATGAATTTAAAAGATTTTATGACGGTAATTGATTACAAAATCACAGAGGGCAGTGTGTATCAGTGGTCATGCTTCGGCGATAACGCTTACTCATTGGATAGCTGGAATGGCGAGCAAGAAGGGCATACTGTTACAGCATTGTTTGACACAAAGGATCAAACAATATATCAAATGATGGCATATGATTACATTGCGAATCGTGCGTATCGCTGGATGAACCCAGAGTTTGTTGATGCGTACAAAGCAGAATGTGCGAGTAGAAATAGCAACGATGAAGCATGGGAAGGTGTTGAGTATACTGACTTAGAAGTTGAAGAAGACTTTTTAGAAAAAGCACGTGGTATTGTTACAGGGGCAGAGTACGATACACGTATTCAAATTCCGTTAGACTTTGACAAAGAAACAACATTTCAACTTATGCAACTTGCGCACGAAGCAGACTTAACGCTTAATAAGTATGTTGAGAAAATTCTACGTGATATGTTAGGAGTATAAAATGAATCCAGATAAAAATGAATGGGGTGTATGGAAGATTATGTACAAGCATAGCCTGACTCCGAGCTTTATCGAAATGAAGAAAGATGCTGTCGAAGAACAGCTAAAGACTAGTAACTATGTCGAAGCTAATGCTGAACTTAGTCGTATTATGAAGTTGAAATGATACAAGAATATAGTTGGGACATGCACCCAACAGATCCAATGATTATATTGTTTAAGCATAACGGCAATATTGTGCAACGTGTATTTCTTGGTGAAGCAATGGAACTGGCAGGTAAAACTGCTGTAATGAAACATGTCAATATATGTAATAATACGCCATGGCACATTACGTGGAATGATGAAATGTGGACTGCACTAAAGGAACAACATGCTTAAACACAATGAACCTAATCCTTTAAACATACACGGGCTACGACAAGTTAATCATTGTCCGCCACACTTCACTACGGTGTATTTTGACCTTAGTGTAACTGAAAAAGACTTAACTGATTGGCTTTACGAAAACTTAGAAGGACGTTTCTATAGCGGACAGGTCGACGTTAAGCAAGAGTCAGGTAAGTATGCACGACAACAATGTATTGCGTTTGAACAGTCCTCCGAAGCGAGCTATTTCGCGCTCTTCTTACCGCAGATCAACAAGGGTGAATATTTAGAGTTTTAGAAAATATTTCCACCTAATCTCCTCATGGTAAATAACTGTGTCCCAAGGAGAACTTTTTAATGGCTAATACAGAAACAACCGTAGTAGAAGAACCAACGACTGCTGAACAAGCAGCACCAGAACAAACCCCACCAAGTTTAGCGTTACAAGATTTAATTCTTGTTGCACAAATCATTCAACTTACATCAGCTCGCGGTGCTTTTAAAGCCGAAGAGTTGCAGAACGTTGGTGTACTTTATAACAAATTAATTGCATTTTTAGACAGCGTTGGTGCAATTACTAAGCAAGAAGAAACTGCTGCTCCGGAGAAACAAGATGATTAATGAATTTAAACCAACTTGGCTTTATATTAAACAACATAAAGTCTCTGGTTTAAAATATTTCGGAAAAACAACTCGCGATCCCATTAAATATAATGGGTCCGGTGTATACTGGAAAAGACATTTAATCACACACGGAAGTGAAATAACCACATTGTGGAGCCAATTATTTAATAATAAAGAATCACTAATCGAATATGCACTTAACTTTTCACAAGAAAATAACATTGTCGATTCGACTGAATGGGCTAATCTTATTATCGAAAATGGATTAGATGGCGGCAATTTTCCAGGAGTTGGAAAAGGAAGAGTAATGTCCGAAGAAACAAAACAAAAATTAAGATTGGCTAATTTAGGAAAAAAGCAATCCAAAGAATCTGGTATTGCAAAATCCATTGCATTAACTGGTAAATCATTAACCGAGCAACATAAAGCAAAGTTACGTAAAGAAAAACCATTGCGAACTGAATTGCATTCGATTGCAATATCAACTGCTAGAAAAGGTAAGCCATGGTCAGATGCAAGGCGCAGTTCGCAAGAAAGAAGAGATGTAGATAAAAGTAACTCAAATAATTTAAAGGAAAATATAGTATGATAAAACATGTCGGCAGACACAATAACAAGAGAGTTGTTATTGCATATAAGCAAGTTCCAGATGAAGATCATATGTGTTTGGTAATTTACAGTGAATCATTACCAATGCGTATTCATGATGAAGTAATGAAAGTATTAGAAAGCGAAGTTGGTCAGCAGGCAAATGATTTTGCTGATGCACTATTCCGTCATACTATGGCAGATGGTGTTAATTGCTTAAATGCAATTCATCGTGGTGGTTTATTATCTAAGGTACCAACTAACCAAGTTATCGTAACACCAACTTCAGCTAGTTCAGTACGCTTAGATGAGTTAAACACAATCCTTAACGAAATGGCTAAAGGTAAAGAAGCAACTGAAAAATTAGCCAATGTTGATGCAGGTCAACGTTTCGAAGGCAGAGATTTGGGCGAGCCAGCAAAAGCGGCAAGTGTAAATACAACTTCAGCTAGTGTTAATACAGATGGTGTACTATCTGACGCAGACATTGCTAATCAACGTACAGCTCAAGCTAACAAGTTACGTGCAGATGCACAAGGCTTACTAGCAGAAGCAACACGTTTAGATAACGAAGCAAACGCACTTGCACCTAAGGTAACTAAGGCAAAAGTAACTAAGGCAAAAGCAACTACTACAGCAACAACTACACCTGCGAAGAAAACAAATGCCAGAAAACCTGCCACCAAAAAAGCCGCGGCGTAAGCCGACTCCCGGTAAGAAACTTAATTTAAATATTAAGAAGCGTTGGCAAGATATTGTTAGAGGTGTTGATAAAAAGGAAGTACCAGTAGATGTGTTACAACGTATTGTTGTTAAGCTAATCGATGGTACTGACCTTAGTATTGATATTAAGCAATTACTTGCAGACGGACAGCACCCTGATGACATTGAGGATTTACTCAATTCTAAGTTTGCTGACCTCGACGAGTTTATCGAAACAGTAGACTTCTTTATTGATATCGATAAAGTAGTTAACACAGTTCAGCCTGAGACAGACAAGGTACTTAAAAACCTATGATTATATCAATACTTGCCAGCACCAATACAGGCGGTATTGGGAATAGGGGTACCTTACCTTGGCCCAAACATTCCGAAGATATGAAGTGGTTTAAAGACCACACAGAGAATCAAATTGTTGTTATGGGTCGCAATACTTGGGATGATCCTAAAATGCCAAAGCCACTACCTAATCGCATTAATTGTGTTGTTAGTAGTAAGCACGTAGCAACTAAGTATCAACATCAAGTACGTTGGATTCCTAGTAACCCCATAGAGAATATACTACAGTTACAGAAAGATAACCCAACTAAAGATGTTTATATCATCGGTGGTAAACAGTTATACGAAGCAACAGAAAGCATTGTTGAGAAAATTTATCTTACACGTATCAAAGGTGCATGGTTTACAGACACACGTATTCAGTTAGATAGTATGCTTGCATGCTTTCAAATTAAATCTGTCAGACCCGGTGAGAACTGTACGTACGAAACGTGGGATAGATCCTTCTTTTTCAATTGACCTTTTGAACTAATTATGTTATAATAGTATTATGAAAACCTATCTCGATTCACTCAAATTTGTACTAGACAATGGTACAGTAAGACCAGACCGCACATCAACAGGTACTATCGGTGTGTTTGGTATGCAACAACGTTATGACCTGTCACAGTCCTTTCCTGCTATTACTACTAAAAAACTAGCATGGAAGGCTGTTGTCTCTGAACTACTTTGGTTTATCGAAGGCTCCGGTGATGAGCGCAGGCTTGCAGAAATATTGCACAGCACACGTGACGAAAGTAAACGTACAATCTGGACAGACAATGCATCATCTCCGTACTGGATACTTAAATCTAAATTTGCAGGTGATTTAGGTCGAGTGTATGGTGTACAGTGGCGACATTGGCAAACACCAGACGGAAAGGAAGTAGATCAACTAGCAGAACTTATCCACAATATCAAAACAGACCCACACGGACGACGTCATATATTAACTGCATGGAATCCCGGAGAATTAAACTCTATGGCCCTGCCACCGTGTCACTGTTTTGCACAGTTTTATGTCAGTGCCGACAATAAGTTGTCGTGTCAATTATACCAGCGATCATGCGATATGTTTTTGGGAAATCCCTTTAACATAGCATCCTACAGCCTGCTAACGCATATGATTGCGCAAGTGTGCGGACTTGGGGTAGGCGAATTCGTTCACGTTCTCGGTGATGCACACGTATATTTGAATCATGTCGATCAGGTAAATGAACAACTGCAACGTGAACCTTTACCTGCACCTCAACTTATTATTAACACTGATGTAACTGATATCAATAACTTTACTATGAAGGACTTTGCACTCAATGGCTATGAATCACTCGCAAGCATTAAAGCACCGATGGCAATCTAAAGTAGCCGACACTCATCGGGTGCGGTTTTTTACAAAAATGATGGATATGAATGACGTTGTTAACTTGCACAACAATGAGATATTTTGGAAGGTTGCAGAAGAATTTAAACTAACTCCGCAAGCACAATGGGTCGAGGATAATGACATTAAACTTGCATTTATGGAAGATGAAATATATTATGCATGGGGCAAGATGTGTCTTATATACGGCGATATAACAGAACGACAATATGTAGATTATAGCTTACGTTTCTTTCAACATCAGACGGACTGGAAGTGAACGTTACTCAAGCAGAAGCATTAATTATAGAATCATGTATTCAATCTATCAATGAGCATGATAGACTATTAGGCATTATTTCTGGCATGAAAGGCAATGCTAAGTTTGAAAAGGCTAAAGCAATTATCAAAGCACAACGTAAACATTTTATTATGATAAAGAGTATATTCGAATCATGAGAATAATTGCTCATCAGTTTGGACTCGGTGATGTCGAAGACCCAGAAGTATATGCAGCACAGCCAATATATGAATGGGAGCAAACTGAACAAGGTCGTTGGCTACATGAACATAGTTACAAACAGATGGAATGGAAGATTGCAATCAATTATGATACTTATGGTTACAAAGTAATAATATCAGCTTGGTTAGCAGAGAAAGACTTAACATACTATACGTTAAAGTGGAGTAGTAAATGATAGCAAAAGATAAATTAACAGTATTTGTTGGAGACATCGATGATGAGTTAGCAACATCTGCTAAATTACACGATTCAGCAGCATACTTGGTAGATTTTGCTAATTATAACAAACAGCATACCGGTACTTGTTATACTAGTATAGCCGACTTGCCGGGACTTGTGGAATTTTCTGCTATATTAAGACAAGCATCTACTATAATATATGTGCAACCAGAAAAATGGAATAATAATGAAACTAACAAATATTCATCGAAATATTGGACTGAATATTATTTAAATGTTTTTTCGTTAGATAAAACTAAAGAAGTAATTAATTTTTCCGAATCTATTAAATATCAACCAACAAATTTATCGATTATGCTAAATCTATTAGATAGCAGAAAAGATGAGCTATCTCAAATATTATGGGTAGCTGGATGTTCTGTCACATACGGAGTTGGTGTAACTACAGAACAACGATACGGAAATTTACTAGCAAAACAATTAAATTTGCCGCTACGTACATTGGGGCGAGAATCATCATCAATTTCATATGCAGCTGATCAAATATTGCGGTCCGATATTAAGCAAGGGGACACAGTAGTATGGGGAATAACCAATCAACTAAGAATAACATATTATGATCCAGCTAATCTAGAGTTAACACATATTACTACTAGTAACTATATTAAAGATCGTGCGCTCGATAAAATAATTAAATTAGATTTCTTAGATAATCCTACCTTAATTTATTCAGCCGTAATAGCCATATACCAGGTAATTAATTTCTGTCAGAAAATTGGAGCAAAATTACTACTTGCTGGATTATTAGTTGAACCCAAGTTAGCAGCATATTTTATAAATTTACCGGAATATATACATTTGTATAATTTTTACGGAGTAACATCATCTACATTATTCTTAGACACTGGGTCAGATAATATACATCCTGGTCCATTAACTCATCAATGGTATGCTGATAAAATATTAAACAAATTAAAGGAATTAGAATGAGAATATTAATTACAGGTGGTGCAGGGTTTATTGGTCATAATGTAACTCGCATATTGGAAGAACAAGGACATACGTGCTTTGTTGTTGATAGCTTTACTAACTACGGATTCATCCCACAACAAGAGATTAAATTTCTTAGTAAGGCGCGACTACAGCGTTTTAACTCGCAAGTTATAACTGCTGATATACGTGACACCACACGTATGTATAATTTGTTTAAAGAATTACAACCAGATACTGTTATTCATCTTGCTAGTTTCCCTCGACAAAAAGTAGTAAGTGATGATCCGATTGCTGGGTCGGAAGTTATGACTACTGGATTGATTAACTTACTGGAATGTTCAAAGCATAGTGGCGTTAAAAAGTTTGTGTACATTAGTAGCAGTATGGTCTACGGTGAATTTACTGAAGGATTGTTTGATGGCATTAACGAATATGTTGATTGCAAACCAATCGGACAGTATGGCATTATGAAGTATATGGGTGAGAAACTTGTAGCCGATTATACTCGTCGTGGTTGCTTTGCGCATACTATCATTCGCCCAAGTGCTGTATACGGACCTTGGGATGTCGAGGACAGAGTTGTTAGTAAGTTTATGCTTGCGGCAATGCGTGATGAAGTATTAAAAGTTAAAGGTGCTAACGAAGTGCTAGACTTTACATACGTTGAAGATACTGCAATGGGCATTGCTCAAGCCGCTGTAAGTGATAATGCAAACAATAAAATATACAATATCACACGTTCATCAGAAGCAGAATATACATTACTCGATGCCGCTAAACTTGCTATTAGTATTACAGGCAAAGGTAGCATCGATGTACAAGATAAAGACATTGCGTTTCCGTCGCGTGGTAGATTAAGTATTACAAGTGCAGTCATGGACTTTGGTTACAATCCTAAGGTCAATGTCGAGGATGGCTTTGCTCGTTATCATGAGTGGTTTAGTACAACTCCGTTTTGGATTAAAAAATTAAAATGATTCCGTTCTTTGGCATAGATAGACAATACAAAAATCTTCGCGAGGAGATACTTGATATTACTAATATTGTATATACGAGCGGGCAAGTTCTCGACGGCACATATACTAAAACGTTTGAGCAGACTATTGCTAAAATGACAGAGCGTAAGTATGCCATCGCTGTTAATAGTTGCACACAGGCGCTTATCTTTGCATTAAGAGCTATTGATCACTATTCATTATTTCGTAAAAACAAAGTACTAATCCCAGCGCAAAGTTTTGCCGCTACAGTCAATGTTGTTATTGAGGCGGGCTTTGAGCCTGTGTTCTGCGACGTTGATGCTGTTACTGGATTAATTAATCTCGATTCAATTCCAGTTGAGCCCGATGATATTGCGGCGGTTATGTACGTTAACTTGTTTGGTAATATTATCGACTACGATAAGTTACAGACTTATGTTACATTCTTTAATCAACATAAGATACCTGTAATCGAAGATGCTGCGCAATCGTTCGGTGCTTACTATCGTGGCGTTCCGAGTGGCAAGTTAGGTGACATTAGTTGTTTAAGTTTTGACCCAACAAAAAATCTTCCCAACTATGGAAGTGGCGGTATGATATTGTTAGATGACCCAGAGATTGCAATGTTATGCTACAACTGGAGAGATAACGGAAAGATATCCGAACATAGTCTGTCTGGTACTAACAGCAAGATGAGTGAAGTTGATTGTGCGCAGATGTTAATTAAGTTAAAGTACTTTGATGAGTGGCAACAACGTCGTAAGAACATTGCAGAATACTATACAGAAGAATTAGATGGTCCGATTAAGTTAATCCCAATCGATAGTAAAGTAGAACATGCTTGGCATAAGTTTGTTATACACTATCCAGAGCGATCACGTCTATTCTCAGACTTGCAATCAATGAATATTGAAACTAAGATACATTATGTTGCACCATTACATCTAATGTCGCTAATTGGTGGGTATGAGGTATTGACTGGTGCTGAAGAATTTAGTAAGACTTGTTTAAGTTTGCCAATCTATCCTGAGATGACTGACGCAGAAGTTGAAGCAGTTGTTGATGCTATTAAAGAGTGTACTTGGTAGCGTAATACTGTTTTAGCCAATCCCATTCAAACGTAAGCATTAGTTTATCAGCATTACCATCAACTTCATCGTAAAATACAATTGCATCTTCTGCGCCTTTAATGCTCCATTCTGCATTTGCGCCCACTGCTTCATGTAACCATTCATCGAGTCTGTAATCACTTTCGATATTACCAGTCTTACGCACATCATCACGTAGTTTAATACACTCTCTAAACGCAGTGCGCCATGTTAGTTCTGGTGTAGTGTTATAATGCGCTATAGCACTTACTACAGGTACTACAGCGTGTGCTTTGCTTAATGTAAAGTCAAGTCCACTGTCGTTTGTATCAAGTACTAATTGTTTGTTGTATGCAATCACACCCATGTGCCCATACTCTAATCCGTTTACTGGATTCTTACTGTGGAATATGTAATGCTTGGGCTCTTGTAAATAATCGGGTTGCCATTCCCAGTTAAAGTCAGGAACAACTTCTAACTTAGCAAACACCGCAAAGAACCACGGCGTTGTACTAAGTTCAGCAGCCGCTTTATATGCTTCGACTCGCCCATTAACATTTTGTACACGTTTAATTCGAGTAAAGGTGCGAGCCGGATGAGTTTTGCCAAATATTGAAGTTACTAAGTGCCGATACCACTTTTCTGCGTCCGGTTCGCCGTTGCTGATATAGATAATATCAAGCAATTCTGGCTTCAAATAGTCTAATTTCTGCTTCGAAACGTGTGGATAATCGTAGATTTGAGTTACTAAATGCCCCATAATATCGCGGGGTGCTAACGATACGTTATTGCTTGCATTGAATGAGTAAAACACACGGTCTTTCCATAGTGGTGCGTCAAATTTAGTACGTGCATTAACCCAAACGTATGGAGTATCGAAGTTATATGCTTTAAGTTCAGCAGTTATGTTCTCACTTGCACATTCTACCATGGCCCATGGTAGACGCATAACTCCATCTACATGCCAGTTAATATCCTTATACCATTCCAACATCTCAACATCTTTTTGTTTGTTAAATTCAGCAACGTTAACAAGAAATGTATCACCAAACTCTTGTGTGCCGCTTGCCCAACAGTGTAGTTGATATGCTTCCCATGGTGCTGGCCGGTAATCAAAGTCAAAGTCATAGTAACTACAGCAACTACTAATTACCCAAGCGTATTGTGTTCTACAACGTGTAATACAGCGTTTTAACGTGTCTAAATGATTGTTGTAGTAACGTACAACTTTTGCGTGAGGATATAGTGTACATAGGTTCTGCACGTTTTCATCGTGCCCGCCCATATCCATAATGAATACATCAAACACTAACTTTCTCTACTGTTAATCCGCACTCTACTAGAAACGCAAGCCCTATTGTATCGCGATATGATTCAGCATAGTACACTTCTGTAATGCCAGCTTGATAAATTGTTTTTGCACAAGTCAAGCAAGGGCAATGAGTAACAAAGATTGCGGCTCCTTTGCCGCCGCCATTTAGTTTTGCAAGTTTTGCCACTGCGTTCGACTCTGCGTGAAGCACAGTTGATTTTGTTTTCAATCTGTATCTGAGTTGGTCTGCGGCAACAAATGGCCACTGTGACTCTATTTCATCTGAGTCAAGCCAACCACCAGCATCTTGTGCCATGTATTCCGGTTCTTCGCATACGTTATCCCATCCGCTGGGTTGACCGTTGTATCCAATAGAGATAATTGCATCATCTTTAACAATAATTGCGCCAACTTGTAAGCGTACAGCACTTGAACATTCAGCATAATTGTATGCTGTTTTCATGTGCGCCAATTTCATTTTATGTTTCATTTATATCCTTAGCAATCATATCTGCCCAACGTTCAGCATCTTGTTCTGTTACACGTATATCGTATGACTCTGGTGGTTCAAATAGTCGGTTTGTATCTTCAAATCGCCCTTCATTAATTGTGTCAACCCATATAACATAGTCGGCATCAAATATATCACGTATCTCTTGAGTAGGTGCAACAAAGTCGCATATACTATGTTGCCACCCATCGAACGCATCCATTGCTGCAAGTTGACTCATTCTACTTGCTTGTCGCAGTCTACCTTCTATGCTAAAGTCCATATCGTTAAATTGTTTTCTTATCTCATCTGCATTGTGCCAAGTTGCATTTAATCTTTTTTGCAATGCTTCTGCTAGTGTTGTTTTACCTGCACCCGGCAAGCCCATTATTAGTATGTTCATGATAACACTTTAACTCCGTATAGTTCTTCAAATCGATCTGCATCAGCACGATCATTTACCATTGGTTCACCACGTACATTTAAACTTGTATTAAGCAACATCGGGCAACCTGTCCAAGTGTACCATAAGCATAATAGTTCACGTATGCCACTACCATCTCGCGGCACTGTCTGTACACGACTTGTACCATCAACATGTATTATAGCAGGAAATTCATTGGGACGCAAGCACTTTGCAGTTGTTTGCATATACGGGCTAGATTTAAATCCGTTAGGCATTTCAAAATACTCATCAGCAAACTCCTCCAGTATTATAGGAGCGAATGGGCGAAACTGTTGTCTACGTTTAATTAAGTTTACAGCATCTTTAATGTCAGTGCCACGTGGGTCAGCTAATAAACTTCTATTACCTAATGCTCTAGGACCAAACTCTGCACGTCCACTAGCAACACCAACAATCTTATTTGCCATTAACTCGGATACAACATCGGTGCAAGGATAAGGGCCAGGAATATCATGCCCAAGAAAAGCATTAGTCCAATTAAGTTTCCCACCATGCGCTAATGCTGCCGCTCCAAGGCTGCTACCAGCATCACCAGGATTAGGCATAATCCAAATGTTATCAAAGTATTCTCCTAAATCTCTATTAGCACTACAGTTAAGCGCAACACCGCCAGAGTATACTAAATTACTGTTAGGTGCGAGCATACTTGCTTTATACATTATATTATGTATTAGTTCTTCAGTAAGTGTTTGTGCTGCATTAGCAATCTCAAAGTCATTCCATTTAACTTTCATATCATTAGCGGGCAGCCCAATATGTAGATTGTGTTTTAATGTTAGATTAAACTCATTGTTAACTAGCCAATGAGAAAGTTGATCGCTTAATCGGTGTGTTTTTTTCTTTGCCCAGCCAGCCATGCCCATTAATATGTATTCTTCATCCAGTGGACGTAAACCAACTTCTTTAGTAAATGCACTATACATCAAGCCGATACTATGCGGATATTTTTGTCCCCATACCTTATTATATTGTGCCCGACCGTTTTTGTAATATGCACTCCATATGCTTATTGTATCCCATTCACCAATTGCATCAATTACAACCACAGTTGCATCATCAAATGTACTTGTTTGAAAGCCTGCAGCCGCATGTGATAGATGATGATTGTATGTACTAATTGGGAGATGATATATCGGAGAGTTGGGTACCATCTTTTTAAGCATACCACGTACAGTCCACGGCGTTTTTAATTCACTGTATTGTCCAGCATAAAGCTGACGTGTCTTCTTAACCCACGGTCTTTCATAGTATGCAATTTGATCGGGCGAGCCGTATGTTAATGCATCTGCTATTAGCGCACTGTTTAAGTTTGCGTCATGTTTAATCAGGCTATAGCGTTCAGCATGACCTGCAAAGACAATATCATCGCCTTTGATTAATGTTACTGCTGCGTCATGAAACCCAGCACTAATTCCTAATATGTTGTGCATTTTGATAAATAAATTTAAAGGTGATTAACATGATATTTATTGAAAACAAATATACTAAAATTTATTATAGCATAATTGATTCTGCAAAGTCAAGAACTTTATCGCAGGAAACATACACAGAAAAACATCACACAATTCCCAAATCACTTGGGGGCGACAATTCAACAGAAAACTTAGCGTCCTTGACTGCAAGAGAGCATTTTATATGCCATTGGTTGCTAACTAAAATGACTTCGGGCACATCAAAGCGTTCAATGGTTTTTGCACTAAGAATGTTAAAGGCTATGTCCACTAAGCACCAAAGATATGAAAGTTGTGTTACTGCCAAAGTGTATGAATCTATTAGAAAAGAGCACTCTGTATACCTTAGTAATATGCTTAAAGGGAGAATTGTTAGCGACGAAACTAGACACAAAATGTCTATTGCGGCAAAGAAAAAGACGCAAAATTCTTTTAAAGGGCATTCTCACAGTGAAGAAACAAAGGCTGCAATTGGGGATGCTAATAGGGGCAAACAAAGAACTGCCGAACAAAAAGAAAAAATGTCGGCAGCACTTAGAGACATGTCAGTGAATCGTAGAGAAAAATTATCAGTTTATAAAAAGAATCATCCATTAACTGAGGATTCACTGAACAAAATTCGTAAATTATATGTCGTTACATTTCCAAACTGTACTACTGAGCAGACTAATAATTTAGCAGAATTTTGTAAAAACCACAAACTAAGTTTACCAGCAATGCGTGATCAGGTTGCTAAAGGTAAACAAGAACATCACAATGGATACTGTGTTAAATCCATCCCAAAGACCTAATATGTTCATAAATTTTATCCGCTACTATTGCATGCCCTTCTTCTAAAAAATGACCGCCCGATCCCTGGGGTGTGCCGTATGTCCATTCAGCCATAGTTCCGATTGGCCACCCTATAAAGTTCGCTGAATCAATTTGGTCTCGAATCGGTGCAAACTCGTCCGACCAACGCAGCATAATATTGTTGCCATATGCATCGAGCATAAGCAATTTCTTGCCTTGTTGTCGCACATAAGATTGTAATAAAATTATATTTGTCAGATATTGCTTATACAAATATTTGTCATTGTAATGTATTGTAATGTATTTTAATAATTCTGTTCGGTATGCAAGGTCTTTAGTAAATGTTAGTCCACGATATCCGGGCCATGTATCAAATATTCCATGCTCATCAGCAAATTCAATACGTGCAAAATGACTCCATGCAACAATTATTAAATCATAATCTGCTGCCTGTTCAACTATTGTCCGTACCATACTAGTATTTCCCACACCGGGTTTCCCTAAATTAGTTAACTCACATGATAATTTAGTTTGTAATACATACGGCCATGCTTGCTTAACATCCGTTAGTTCGTCACCATATGTAAAGCTATCACCAACTGTTAATACTCTCACTTGTAAATAAATGGATCGCGCTTACGTAACTCTTTTAATTTCTTACGATAGCGTAATTCCATCTTGACACGATTAATTATGTTTAGTAACCAATTCATTGAACTTCTCCGTTATTAATGTTGCTGCGATTTTGTGTGCATCGTCGAGTGGATGTAGTTGTACTCCAACTTTATACTTATTTTCAACTGCCCATCGATGGAAGCCAATTGGTGCACGAGTTTCATTTTCCTGCATACTGGCGGCAAACCAAAACCAGTTTTCCCAATTAATTTGATTATATAAGTTATCTAGACCAGCATCTCGGCGCCGGATATAGTTTTCGTGTTGGTAGAAATGATTATCAGCAGTCATAAACATATATGGTATCTTGTTTATTATACAATACTGCTGTAGAAAGACTATTTCTTTGAGTATAGAGTAAATTTCATAGTATTCACTATCACCAGCATGTTTAAAATAACTTTCACTAAATTCTTTAGCGTTAGTATGCCAACTGTTTATACTAATCCACTCATCGTTAATTCTAAATTCAGCACGTTGTGGGTAAGTCCATTCAACTAACAAAAACTTATCATCCTCTATTTTACTTAACGCATCAATTGCCATTCTACTAATTGCATTATTGGCATTGCCAGGGTGTGCCGTGCAAACATACTCCATATTAGATTGTTGTGCTAACAATGCCGGAAAAGTTTGTTTGCTATAGACGGCCCGGCAGTCTGCAAGCTCACTACCCCATATATAACTATCCCCTGCAGCTACTAAAATCATAAAATTCAGGCGATCTGATCAATTTGTTGATCAGCATAATCACTGTCTGACCAATCATATTCATATGTAACTGATGCATCCTTGGTTCTTATACTGTACACATTTAGATGTTCGCCTAACTGCAACCAAATATTTTTATACTTGTCGTTGCCAAAACTTTTAATTAAATCAACTTGCCCAACTTGCGGATGACCGATGGTTAATGTCTTATCATCCGGATCAAATCCATTATTCGATAACCATTGTTTAAAATCTTGCAAGGTTTTTATTTGCCATTGATATTTTCCTGGATTGTTTGACCATTCGATATCAAAATCGCCGGCGGCTTCAGTTTGTGAACGTAATGTAGTGGTAGTCAATTCATCGATTCTATGGTTAAGGGGATTAGCAACTTCGTCACGAAATACTTCAAAATGATGTTTGCCAACTGCTTTGTTAACTCCAGCATATACACCGCCTAGCGGACGATTTAAACTTTCAATACCGAACAGTTCGAAATCATTTTCATCTAATACAAATCTCGGTGCACTTAACCAACACATTAATTGACTGGGTCTACGCCACTCTGGGGCATGAACAGCTTTACGCATGCTCAATATAAGAGATTCATATTCATGACATAATAAGTTTAATTGTCGAATATGCCATCGAACTCGGCTGTCTGCTCGGTTATAAAATTCAGACATGCGGCCGCTAACTCCTTGTAAATCTTCAAAATATCTATGCAGATGATTCATCTTATCATGTACTACACCACCAATTTCTTCAGTACCGTTGATTACTCCAGGAGATATAGTATTTTCCACAGTAAAATGATCGTTAATCTGATATCCAAGATTTGCTTGATTAATTGCCGCGATTGATAGATTAATTTGATTAGTTATATATTCTGCATTTCTGTCAGATTCAATAAATCCGTGAAAGCAATAATTTTTCTCAAGATGATAGTTTTGTTTGATTAATGTATTAAGCGCCGATAGCCATTTACGACTAAGAGAGTTATCATATACATCAATGTATATAGTAAGTATGTCGTTAGTTTTGTTATTTTTTAGATCAATTTCAATTTGATCAAGCAATGTTTTTATACCACTCATATACTGCTGGTCTCTCTTTTAATATGTCTGCTAGTGTAAGCGTATCATTACGTATACTTTCTAATTGTAACACACGTTGCTTACCTTTGTCAAGCTCTTTCTTATATGTATCAGGCCATTGCTCGTCAAACGTTGGTCGTGATTTTAACTGTACAAGTACATCTTGCATAGCGCCGGAAGTCTGTGGAATTAGTTCGTCTAACCATGGATGTAGTAAGTCGCGTGGTAGAGCAAGGGGACTAAGGATAATGTCGGGGCTAAAGCTGAAAACAACTTTAGCCAAGATGTCTACATTTTCTTCTGAAGCAAGGTTGGTAATGTTGATGATTTCGAACATACCGGGCAATGTGAGAGTGAAGTCGATTCGCATTTGTCGACGATGAGTAGCTGTTTTAATTCCTTCACGGAAGTTTTCAAGCCATTGATTATAATCAAGTCCTGTTCTAATATATTCTCCAATTGCTCCCGTTCCATCAAGGCTGGCACAGATTTGCCAGTCGCGTAACCCAGATAAAATATCGCTGAAGAGATTGATACCACGATAGTTGACGCGGCTAAGATTAGTATTGTACCTTGCGTAAGCATGCTTGCCATCTCCTAAATCAATAATGCGTTTCATATAACGCCAATGTTGTTCGTACATTAGTGGTTCACCACCAACCCAATATACTTCTTCAACTTGATGATTCTCGACTGCTTGAGCAAACTCCTGTTCTATTTGACTATCTTGAAATGCTGTGATCTCTTGTTTTACTTCTGGTTTCATCCAATTATTCTTTGGGTTGTTCCAATTAATCATATTATGTTGTCGTTGTTCAGTTTCCCAAGCACTCGATAACATATCTCCGCACATGCGACACTTAAAATTACATAAGTTACTAAATCTATAGTCCCAACTTACAGGGCGCATAGTTGTGTAACCTGTTGTATCTGTTGTCTCTTGTACTTGTAAATACTTATTACCAAACATAGAATCAAAATAACTACGGTAAACTGATGTGTTCAATAGCTTGTCATTACACACTTCGCATTCAGGAAGTGTTTCCCCTGCCATCATACGCCGACGTACTGACTTCATATGCTCACTGTTCCAGTGTTCATCTAAGGTAATTGGAATGTATTTGCCTGTGCCAGCTCGAGTATCGATATACTGTTCAAAGTTTTGCGCAGGCTCGCGACTAGCACAGCATATACGTCTTTCAGTTTGTGGTGAAAGATATGTGTGACACCATGCGGCAAGGCAAAGTGTACTAGGCTTCAACATAACCCATTGCTAATGCAATTTCCTTATGTGTTGTTAGCATCGATTCTTTTCTAAATTCATCAGTCTGTTGCATTTTACGTAAGAATTCTGTGCCATCACTGCCGTTGCCATTTTCGATAAACTTAATGATACGCATAATTTCTGCTTTGTGTTTACTGCTAAACTCATGTGTGCGCAATCTATTAATAACAAGTTCTTTTGCGGCTGGTGTCATTCTAGCAATACACATGTGCCACGGGTCGTGTAACATATTAAAGTAAACATTATCAAATGTTTGTTGCGCAATCCAATCACATATCTCGGGTAAGTAATAAACGTTTTGTATGTTTATTGTTGTACATAAATGTATAGTTAATTTCTTACTTCTTAGTTCAATAAACTTAGCTATGTTTGCTTGTACTTCGTCCCACTTAGCAAGATAGCGTTCATATTCAAAACGTGCGCCCATATTGTCTATACTAAATGCAATCTCAACGTGCTTAAATTCTTTCCACACATCGGCAAAATCTGGGAAGACAGTGCCGTTTGTATTGTAATGTATTTCAATATCTTTACTATAACCATGCTCTACTGCATAACGCAATAGTTCAAAGTGTTCTTTAATTAAGAATGGCTCACCTCCCGTAAATTCAAAGTATTTAATGTTTGGTAGCAGTGCTCGTAAGTTATCCCAAAATTGTGGATTCTCACGCGGCCATGCGCCTTGCTTAAGAAATGTATATGCTAAATGGTCTTTCTTTTTAACTTCTGGTAAGTATGCCATTTCTTCTTGTGCCCACGGACTGCTACTCCAGCTACCGCATATACGACATTTAAGATTACAAATATTGCCGAGCTTTAAGTCAATGAACCAAAGTTGATCAGGGTTAGTATTACTAAAGTCAACTTTATCATAGTATTCTTTAAGACGTATGCGACTGTTAATGCGCTTGCTTACTCTGCCTGCCGCCTCTTCGTCCCAACATCTTTTGCATGTTGCCGGTTGCTTACCAAGTAAAAACTCTTGACGCAGGTCTTGCATATATCCACTTTGATATATTTGTGTAAGTGTGTGTTTGTTTAAATCGTACTTGACACCAGCTGCATCTGTTATCTCATCTATAGCAAGACAACAAGGTCGACTTGTACCAATTGGACTAGTTTCAATACTAATCCAAGGTAGCATGCATATTTTACTTGACAACATATGATTTTAAATCTATAAACTCAGGGAATACCTGTCGGAATCTTTCGTTACGATAAATGTCCATTTGTTCGTTTACTCGAAAAAATTCACTCAATAATTCACTCTTATCATCGGCATCCATAAAGTGCAATAAACTCTGATATCCATTGGTGGCACGTTTTAAATAATCAGAAGGTGCTAACCATTGTATATGTTCTTCTATTTTTTCCCTAGCCCGATCTTTATATACCTTAGGCAATACATCAATACGGTCGCGTTCGGATCCTTGTAGAATATTAATGTTCCAATCTTGTGGTTTAATAAATCCACGCTCAACCCAATCTCTATGGAAATCTGTGATGTGTAATATATTATAGATACTAACAGTAGGACTTATATAAAAGTCTACATTAGGACATTTTTCAATCATGCGGCGGCGATTATTTTCAATGTCTGCCCACTTAGTACCTTTGCGTATATATTCGCCTCGTTCACCCATACCATCTAAACTAGCACCTACACTAACACTATCAAATAACTGCCAATAATCTAATACATCTTCATTTTTAAGATTAAGTCTGCTAAAGTTTGTGTTGTATACTAATTTAACATCAAAGCGTTCTTGACGCACTAACTCTTTTAATACTTTATAATGTTCTTCCATGATAAGCGGTTCGCCACCGGCAAAGTAAATCTGATCAAGATACGGAATGTGTTGTAGCATTTGCACCCACATGTCGTTTTCTGTACGACCTGCAAACATAATTTGTGGGTGATTACGTGGACCAAACAGTTTAGTTTCTTCTGTGTACCAACTACTGCTAAACAAACTTCCACACGTTCTGCAACTAAAGTTACATAGATTACTAAAGCGTACATCATAGTAACGTAGTTTAAAGTCCTCTACTGTGCCGTTTGCTAGTGTGTTATCAACTAATGCAATGTGTTGCCCAAAGTTTTTATTTGAACTGTTGCGCATACTCATAAAGCCACTTGCTTCTTGCTCGTAGCACTTAGTACATTCTTTACACGATTTTTCTGTAAGCATGTTTGTACGCATAGTTTTATATGCATCATCATTCCATACTTCTTCCATTGTGTTTTGTTTGAAGTTACCAATTGGGTAATCCATTTCGCCGAGACAACAAGGATATGCTCGTCCGTCTGGGAAGCCATGCATGTGTATCCACGGGATTATGCAAAATGTATCACTATCAACTAATCTCGCAAGTTGATCTTTACGTAAATCATCTTCGCTTATATAAACTGGCTTACGTGTATGATAGTTATGATTCTTATAATATTCTGTTTCTTTTGTCAAAGTGTGTTATACCAGTTAGTTAATTGTGTAAACGTGTATTTAAAGTCTTTACCTCGGCGTTGGTCGTATTGCTGATAAAAATTCTTAAAGTCTTGTAATAAGTTGTTGTCAACTGTTGTATCTTGTTGTAAGTAATCAATCAAACGTTTAATATGTTCAAGTTCATGCTCGTGTAATGCACTATTCTTACTATTGTTAACTAAAAATTCACTAAGCTCTTTACTATATATTGCACGTAGCTCAGCTGGTAGTATCATCGGACTTTGAAAACTAGGGAAGCGCAGTATGTTTAATGTAAATGACAATGCTTCGCGGCCATACTTCTCTTTAAGCTTCATCATGTTGTATAAAAATTCACTAAGGCTCGGCAAGCATAATGCGTTGATAGTACACATGACATGTATGCTACGCACTTTTTTACTGTTAAGTAAGAATATTAAATTGCCAACCCATTGTTTCCATTCTAGTCCATCACGTATATACTCTGCATGTGTGCCCATTGACTCATTGCTAGTGTAGATATCAAGTTCAATACCCTGTGTGCTATCGAGCAAGCGTTCAAGTATATCACGCTTAAAGCCAAGATTACTATTAATAGCAAGACGTGTAGTACTCGCGCCTTTGTGTGCTTTAAACCAATCGATTAAGCGCCACGTGTTATCTGACATTAGTGGTTCGCCGCCTGTAATGCGTAGCTCTTTTAATGTTTTATGTAGGTCTGTTTCCCACCATTTGAAGAATGCTTCCACATACGGATTAACTTCATTGAGTTTAAATAATTGACTGCTACTATGCTCGTGAGTAAAATGATTTCTGCCGTCTGAAACCAAATTGGTGTATGCCCCGTTCTGATGTATGTCTCTAACCCAACTAGTGCTAAAAGCAGGGTTGCAGTAAGAACAAGCAAACTGGCAAGTTCTGTCAAAGGCAATTTCCAAAGTTTGTAAGTTAACATCTTCGTTTGCAGGTAAATTGTATGCATCATCTAAGTCCTTATCGTTATAAATTACAGTCTTATATACACGGTCACTAACTGCATCTGTGCTCATGTCTTCTATCTTCCAGCAGTAATCACAGCCCGCAGGTCGTTCTCCTGCTTGCATTTGTCTACGCTGTTCTTTCTTTTGCGGAGTATTATGTATTGCGCTTGGATTTGTTTTAATTGCTTCTATATCAATTGCATGAGGCAATGGGTGATGACAACTTGTAGTTTGTCCACTTCCTAACCATATAGTAGCGTTGTACCATTTTGCCGCGCAGAAGCTAGCGGACTTAATGTCAATCACTCTACGCTTATATGCTAAATCTGTTTCGTTATTAATTTTCGGCATGGTATTTACACTCCTGCCAAAAATCTTTCATTTGTGGGAATGTGTTCAAAAAGTTTAATCCTCTACGTTTATCGTATTCATTAAAAAATCTATAGAAGTCTGCACGTTGCGTTTTTAAATAGGTCGCATCTAAGTCAGCTCCTTGTTTCATCCAATCAAGATTACGTTCCATACGTTGTATCTCATAGTCTTTAAAGCCCTCAAAGTTATCAGCACGTTCGTCTGCTTGGTTTGTTCGCATAAATGTAACAACATCTTCTAATATGCGAACATAACTTGCTGGCAGTATTTGTAAACTTTGATATGTTGGGCTACGTAACAGTGGCGTGTCAAACCATACACGTTGATACGTTGAGCTAAACTTTTTACGCATATTTAGAATTGATTCTAACAAGCGTTGCAGGCCAAGTATGTTTAAATTGTTCATTGTAATAATAAATGTTAAACTATTGCGATATGGAATATCCGTTAGGTATCGTTGAACATACGACCCACATCTATTCCAGTCTAATCCATCCCGTATATATTCAGCATGATCGGCAATGCCCGTATCTAAACTAACATACTGCATAAAGTGTTCAATGCGCTCGCCTTCGCATAGTTGTTTAACTTTATCTAGATACTTATTAAACAACGCGGGTTCAACACTAAAGTTACTTGTAACATCAACGTGCAAATCACTTTTCGGCAAAGCAAGTATGTAATCAAACACACGATGCGTATTCTTATCCATAAGCGGTTCGCCACCAGTCATTCTAAAGTGTTTTAGTTTAGGATATAGCTCAGGCCACCAGGCCCAGAATGCATCAACATAGGGGTTAGCTTCACGTACTGGGATTGGCTTACGTCGACCTTGAAAGTGCTCAGGTGCATTGTGCGGAGTACTTGTTGGGTATGCACCCCAACGATCAATATCTTTGCCCCACTCTGTTGAATACTGTGGACTGCAATATGAACAAGCTAAGTTACAGCCATGACTGAAGTTTACTTCAACATAACTTGGCACAACATCTTGGTCCCATGGTGCATTTACTATCGCTTCATAGTGTTCAGCCGCCCATGGTTCACCAGAACGATAGTGTCTGTCGCTTAGTTGCTTGTTATCTTCTGCACTCCAACAGTAACTACATTCTGCTGGGCGTGTTTGCTCTAGCATAAGTTTACGTTGCTGTTTCTTGTAGTCAGTATTGTGTAGCGCACCTGGATTGAATAACAATGGCGCACTATCAATCTCGTGCAACGGAGGGTGATAACAACTGTTAGTCATGCCAGTTGTTAAATGCAAACTTACTTGTTGCCACTTAGCCAAGCAGAGTGCAGGTCCTAACTTGTCCTTCATTTCTTCTGCAGCTGACATAAAATTGCTACTCACGTGTCATTATGCCTGTGTTCTTAAATACGCTTTTGTAATGATGCTTAAAGAATCTGCTTTGGTCTGCATTTAATTGTGGTGCAGGTAGACCCAATCGTAAATTTAACGAAAGCGACATTTCCCCGCATTCCTCGACTAAGTTGTACACTTTATGTTGATGCCATATTCTGTTTAGTGCATCAAAGTCTTGCACTTCTCTATAATCCCAATCTGTAATCATTGTCATGTATGTACCAAGTTTAGCACCATACATTGCCCAGTCGCCATTCTCTACATCCATACCTACATTGTGCCATATGCTTAAATGATCATAGTTGCGATTGTGTACCCGTTTCTCAAACTCTTGCAGGCTTGGCTTAGTACCTCGAGCTAAACACATTTTAACACCTTCCCTAAAGCCTGCTCGCCACGCTTGATACGGAGTTGCGTTTGGATATGTTGTGCTGTAACAATCGTTCATACTCCAATAGCGTGGATCAAAACAAAACTCAACAGCGGTATCATCGTCACCGTTACTTGCTTCGTGAGTACGCATATTGTTGACAAAGTCTTTAGTCCAACAACTCATGCCGCCATTGCCGTACATTAGTCCGTTTATTTCGTTACGTGCTTTCCAGCGAAATACCACGTCACTGTTTGTGTTATCAAGTTGTAATTGTAAATTGAAAAATGCAGGATCGGGTATATTATCGCCATCGATAAGAATGAATCTATCTGTATCCGATATCGCTGCGGCGGCTTTGTGCGCAGCGTCACTACCTTTGACTCCATCTACACGTTTGGCCCACGGTACCATATTTTGTATCTTAATCCAATTTTGCTCTTTGTTTGGCTCATCGTATGTTAGCATCACACAATCTAAATCTGCAATATCAATTAGTGGCATAGTATTCAATCTCGTTATAAGTATCAGTTGGTTCTAATATTAATCCTGCGTGTTTCTTTACTACAGCATAACCCTCAGAGCTACTGATTAATTGTACATGATAACCGGGATTGTTGTCAATCTTTTTTAGTTTACCATCTTTAATTGTGTAGCAGAAGTAGTTGTCATATTCATCTTTGCTAACAACAATATACGTTGTATCGGATGGGTGATTTATCATTGTACACATCGTAATATGCCCATCTTCATAGTGTATTCTGTATTCTTTGACTTCTTCCACAGTGGGTTGCAACATTGCAAATGCTTCAGCTAATGTATCATTTGAGTTCATCTTCATATTCCTTAACTAAAGCATCTGTTATCCAACTCTTTTCATGATAGTGAATGGGATGATATTGATTTGTATTTGCTATACGTATCATCGGTAAATCTGTTTCGCACATTACTAATTCGGGCCATGGCGTACTTGTCCACTTGTTAATAGCAGGTTTCATATGTACAAAGTTAATAAAATCTGCGCTGGGCAATGTACAATTTTCTATGCCCAAGATCTTTGCCGCTAGTGCATACACTACATCAGTAGTCGGATTATTATCGCGACAGTTAAGTAATACCTTATCGCGAATGTGCGCCCAGTTTCTAAATAGTTGTTCTGCTAGTGTAAAAAATTGGGTTGCTTCGCGTGTGTATCTAAAATACATTAGTCCATTGTAGGTGTCGGGCAATTCATTATCGTCAAACAACTTTCTGTATTCACGTGATCGACTTAACTCTTGTTTATAATCTCTATAGCCAGTGCTTAATACAATGTTCTTTAATCTAAAAGCGGTCCACCAGTGTGCAATACTTCTAGTGAATACAATATCACTTTCAAGTTTAATTGTTTCTTTGAATGGTGTGAGATAAAATGCTTGCCATTCGTTACTTAACTTCCAAGCTTCGTCTACGGCTAAGTCATTCTCAATTGTAATTACATAATCAAACACTCGACGATGCTGTTCGGTTACTCGCGCTAGTGTATTCTTATCAACTGCAACTGCGTATAAGCTATTGGGCATTGTAAGTTTAATGCTCATTGCCTGCACGTAAGCAAGACGCAAATAATCGACATCTGCGGTGTTTTGCGCAATTGTCATAAAGCCTTGCTGTGCTTGATGGGGTGTTATTCGCATAAGGTATCTACCAATTTATCAAAGTCGGCACTTAATAAGTAATCTTTATCCATTATGTGTACGTTTTGCAGGGCAATGACATGTGCTATATTTTCTTCACGTATAATCATCTTTTCACCTGTTATTTCGATGTTTTTGACTAGTTTATCTATGGTTAGCATAGTAAAAGGGATACTTTGTGATAGGTCAGTAGTGTAACCACTAATAATATTGTTAGCAATTGCAAATGCGTAATCATTGCGAAAGTTGCGTTCTCTAATGTGATACAACTTTTGATAATAAGCATAGTTACGTTCAATTCTGCCTACTAAGTCAAACAATGCTTTCGTTTTATCAGTGCGCTTAAATGTTATAGCAGTTGCCCACACATAATCTAAACTCATTTGCCCCATGTTGCCCGACATTGACATTGTAGGACTTTGATTGTGATGCATTAACTTGTAATCAATTGTAGTGTCAAGTATGTTTAATAAACTCGTATCAAATTGTAAATAATCGCTATCAAGTAATATAGTTTCATCATACGGACTAAGTTCATACGCACGATATCTACCACCGTTCTTCCATTGTGTTCCACCTGCGTGACCTGTTCTAAAGTTTTTAGCAGATGTAACGCCAGTATCTGTTATAATAGTAGTTGGTAGATTTAATGTGTGCTCAATCAGTCGTGCGGCTTGCTCAGCGATTTTAATGTAATCAACTGTATCTGTGTTAACAGCAAATAATATTACGCCCTTAGACTTTTCTTGCACGTTTAAGTTCTTCGTGTTGTATATGCCACAAGTTCATTGCCTGCTGATAGTGTTGTGTGCATATATCTAAAAATTCCGATCGTTGCACAAAGATTGGGTTCTCGTACGTATCTTCTAAGTATAGCGCAACACTGGGCCATGTTGAGAGAAACGCAATAAGCTCTGGTGTTACCTTAAAGAGCCCATTGTTATATGGTACGTGCAGATCTGTTTGCACTTTCTCTTTAAGTATACGTTTGTTTGTTTGATAATCCGTTGCTTGTTTAATTTGAGCAACTAGTTGATTGATTTCTGTTGTCATAATAGTAATTAGCCATAAAAATAGGTAAGTGTTTATTCTTACCTATAGTGTACTACATTTATACGAGTATGTCAACTATTATGCAACTACCGGAGTGCCCCATTGAGATACCAAATATGTTGTTTCTGGGTAAACAATATCAACTCGATGATTAAGTGTTACACTTAACACTGCGTTAAGAGCATGAGTTGGTGCGTTTAAATATAAGTTAAAAGAAACTACTGCACCTTTATCACCATGCGCCGATACATTTTGCGCACTTGATAGCATTTGAATTTGTGCGTAATCCGTAGTATATGCGGCAGTTGTACTTGTAACTTGTATAAGAGACACTGCGCCCGTTGTAAGTCCTTGATACCCAATTGTAGTCGAATTAGTATTAAGCGTACCCCCTGTGCCAGTACGTCCGCCATTTGATGCGTTACGGAATGCGGTCATACCACCGACATTAGTTACTAGTAATGTAGATACATCGACGCTACGTGCAGTAGCATTATTAGTCGATGATATTATAACAAGATTCAATTGCCCGCCTGCATTAAAAAAGTAACGTGCAGCATCACCACTGGCAAATGTTACTGTTCTAGTGGCAAATACTGCGGCATACGCCACACCTGTTGCTGCCGAAATTACTGGGGAAAATGTAGCACCA